TCAAAACAAATGCAGCAAACCTCTCGAGTGGTTTGCTGCATATCGCTCGAGAGGTTTGCCGCAAACCACTTTAGAGGTTGCTGGCGAATAGTTTTTAAATCTTTGTTTCAACAGTAAAAAGACAGATAAAATTAACCTTTAAAAAAGAAAGAAATGACAAATCTGACGATTGTTCCGGCAGGAATTTTTATTGTATCCTGCTGCGTGATTTTGACAAAAGCAAGAATGTACAGCGTCCGTCGTGCGATGAACCTTCCAAAGCAGGCGGACTGCGGAGAAAAGGAAGCCGAGGAATGTGCAAAAAACATTTTTCTTTATTTAAGTTCGGAAAGTTTGCACCTTTATATAGTTCGGAATCTTTGCACCTTTACACGAAATAATTTCCCTTACTGACGGAATCTTTTCACCTATTGACGGAATCATTGCACCTACATGCTTTTAAAAACCTAATAATCAATGATTTTCAGAATCTATATAATTATCTATATGTTATAATATAAAGAAACGATAGTTTCTTAAATAAGGGATAAAAAATATATCGGTCTGCTTTTATTAATGATATTATGATATAAGATATATAGTAAAGCGTAATTTGCTATAAAACAAATAGTTATACTAATAAAGGTGCAAACTTTCCGTTTTTAGGGGTAAACATTCCGTCAATATGTACTAAGTTTCCGTGTGTATGGGTAAAGATTCCGTCATATAGGGAAAAATTTCCGAACATATATAGATTAAAGGTGCAAACTTTCCGAACTATTTTTATTCAATATTTTCCGTTTTTGGAAAATATTGTCGTTTTATTTTCCGTTTTTGGAAAATATATCTATATTTGTGCCAAATAACGAACCAATGAAGATTTATTTAGAAGAAAGATTAAAAGAGTCAGGTATAAGCAAGGATGAACTGGCAAAGAGACTGGGTATTTCCAATTCAAGTCTGACAAAGAAATTAAACGGTCCGTCACGTACTAACCTGCAATTTCTGGAAAGTGTGGCCGATGCGTTGGGAATATCTGTTTTCTCTCTTATTGATGATGAAAAATACGTGAAGGTAGGTACATTCCAGTTCGATGGGAATACTTACGAAATACGAAAAATGAACTGATAGCCTATGCGACGGAAGAAAAGCACCACCGAATCAAGCAACTCACTGATTAAAGAACTTAGCTCAGTAGAGTTTATTAAACAACCCTATCTGTATGCCATGGTAGGGGCAGATTTTTCACTCTACCAACGGAGTATTATGATAGAAATCATGAAGTCCATGCAAGACCGCTTCAATGAATTTCTGAAAAACAGACGTGCAGACGGACAAATGTCACTTTTCCCTGATGATCTGGACGATAATCAGATTCTCACATTCCGAATCAGCGCTTCCTCTCTTGGAGTAAGTCCTCGTGACTATATGTATCTTAGTGAGGCATGCGATAATCTTATGAAGATGAACTGTTCTTTTTACAGATATGATGAAGTGGGAAGACCTATTCGTACATACGCGCATCTGTTTTCTACGATTGAAATGCCTATGATTCCGGTTTCAGGCTCGAAAGAAAAAGAAAGGAGGATGAACTACGTGGAAGCGCGTATGGATGCAAAGGTATTGAAAGAACTGTGCGATTTAGGTAACGGGAAAGGTTATCTTGACCACATTTACCGAATAGCCCGTATCTGCAAACGCAAACGTACACCAAGCATTTATATTTATCTTTCCAGATGGAAAGACTTCCCAAAGAAATCGGTGGAATATGTGGAGCTCAAGAAATTCCTGGGAGTGATAACATTGGAAAATGTGGAGGTGAACGGGGTAGTTACTAAGACTTACGAAAAAGACCGATACCCGAAATTCAGTAAATTTTGTAAGGAAGTGATGGACCCGATACGTGAAGACCTCGACCGTATGGCCAGCGAAAATCAGGTGGACTTTACTTTTGATTATGAGCCTGTATATAAGGGTTCAACGAAGAGAGGAAACCCTGACGAGATATTATTTAAAATCAAGCTGAGTGAACTTGGGGAGGAAATGTCGCGTAAACGAAGACAGCAAAAACTTCCCGCCGATATTTGGGACTTGCTTCGCTCTGAATATAAACTGACGGAAACAGATGTGCGTATGCTGACCGATATGCTCCCTGAAGAACTGATGAACGATTTCCGGGCCGAAGTGCTGGCACTTCGTGACCGAATGAACCGGTATAAAGTAAACAATCCGAAAAGTTATGTGGTGACTTCACTCAAGAATTTTATTATCCAGCACACTCCGGAGGCAAAAGAAACAAAAGAAGATAATAGGGTAGAGGAGAAGAAAACCGTCAAGCATAAAACAATAAGCGAGGAAGATAAAAGCCGATGGATGGCATTTATGGAACTTCTTCAAGGTTCTGTAAGTCCGGTTGAATTTAGCACCTGGCTGTCGTCGCTTGAATTTGTTTCGCTTAATGGTGAGGAAGTGACACTATCTGTACCGGCTGCATACGTAGCGACTTATATTGACGAAAAGCTGAGCGCACCATTTAAACAAGCGCTTAATGCAGTGTATGGTGAAGATGTAAAACTACTTTATGAAGTAAGAAAATAACGAATAAATCCCGGAACGAAAAGCACCGTCCCGGGATTTTATTTTCACTCCACATAGTCCTTCGTGTCGACGCAAAGCTCTACTTTTTGTACATCGGTCAGTTCGACGAAGACCGCATACCAGTTGTTCAGGAATGGGCCGTAGGTAGAATAGTGAAGCTCCTCCGTTTCAAGATTTATGTTCCGGAAAATATTTCGTTTTTCCTGCTGCTCACGGAGCCAAGCCAGAAACTTCTGCATGTGCATCTTCGCTTCCTGAATGGCTTCGTATGACTGCTGCTTGTCGGTAGGATTCATATTTCCCGTTTTAACGAGAAAATAAACCACGTGCACAGGTTTGTCCAACCCTCCTTTGATTGTTCCGTCCTGGGCAAATTCGTAGCCCACACAAGGCGATTTCAAGTCGGGCAGCTTGCTCATGAACGAAGGAATAGCTACAATGTTGTCGAAAAGGAAAAACCGTTTGTTCTTTCCGGTTTCTCCGGGCGTATGAAGCATGGGCTTGTACTTGGTGGCCCATTCTTCGATGATTTCTTTTAATTCTGTCATGGGGTTCTTTTTAGTTTGATTAATGTAAATCTCTTTATACCAGGTGCCACATCTTCAAAAAACATGGAGTAGGGGCGTGCGTACACTTTGTTGTCTTTTAGTGACCTGTAGACAACCAGCTTTTCCTTTGTTTCTGAATGCGTGGCTATATACAAAAGCTTGTATATTCCGCCTTTAAAATGCTTGTAAAGTTTACCCATATCATTTCATCCGGAATTTATAATCACTTCGTTTAAACTCGTCCTGGAAAGAAACCAGTACGCCGTTTTCGATGAAGTCCTGATAATAGGAAGACACGAGCACTTCCAGTCGCTTTAGTTGATGACGAACCTCCATGGCAATGATAGGTCGTGACTGGCGGTCGCCTTCTTCTTTCCATTTTTTATACAATTTCTTGTAATGGGCAAATTCGTCTCTATCCACATCTTCAATGGGCTGTCCCGCACCGACACCCATATCCACGAAATACAGGTAATAGTTGAAGAAGAAGGAAATCTTCTTTGTGTCACCTCCGGCCCCATTGAACACTTTGGCATACATGCGACGGTAAGATTGTCCGGTACTCCGTTTGGCTGCAGGCGTATTGCGGTATCCGATGTACGGACCGGGGAATCCCCCCGGCCATACATGCTGTGTTTCGAAGTTGGTCTGAAGCTTCCGGATCATGTTGTTGGCCCAGTGCGTCAGATCCAGGAACTCATCCTTTACCGCCTGACTGATGGTTTTCTGTTCTGACATGGCTTATACGTAGTTTAATGGATTTTCAAAAATATCTTTTATCATTTCCTGTTTGCATCCTTTGAACCATTTGAAAGGTTCTTTGCAGTAACTGATACCGATGGTTCCGGTTGTAGCATAAAACGAGATTAGAAGAGGAAGCACAGGGTCACGGTAATTTGACGAAAGGTTCTCCGGATTGTTTGACTCTTTATAGAATCCACATTCCAGTGCAATTTCATCCACCTTATCTTTCAATACTTTGGCGTAACCGTTTTTATTTGATTGCTTTTTCATACATTTATACTTTTATGTTTTTATGTAAAAGTAGTTTTCTAAATTACTTCCTTTTCTTTTAGTCTTTTGTTCACTTCTTCATACACAGAGTAAAACATATATTTTTTACCTCCGCACCTGGTACCCCTTCTTAAAGAAGCAAATAACGCTGACAGTCCAACTCCGTTCTTTCTCGCACATTCAGCTACCGAATAATACACTTCTCCTGTTTCCAATGCAATTACTTTTTTGCAGATCCCAGGAGGTGATTTGCGGTATGGGCCAAAATTACTATCAGGGTCATTTATAAGCCTTAAACAGTTTTCTCTCGAAATAATTCTTCTCTTTTCTTGCAGTTCTTTTGGCCAGTCCTGAAATCTTTTATATTGCTTATGCCCTTTACAATAATGTCCAGAGTCTTTTTCCCTGTTTGGATCAGGGGAAAATTTCAGTTCATCCATACGTTGTTCCTTGTATAATTTCCTGAAATCCTTTTCGTAATACCATTTGAATCCTTTGCATATAGAACCTTTACGACAACTCAGTGATATGGCATGCCGTCCTCTTCCACTTTTTACAGCTGCTTCTTTTATTGAACTGAAATATCCAGCCACTGTTCCGTTTGGATTTACGGCAACGACAGGATGGCTGATTCTTTTTACCACGTTTCCGTTTTCCATATATTTTTATGTAGTTTTTTTCTTGAACCAATAATATTTTCCAACAGTGCATCCGGGTTTAAACGATCCCGGATATCCCTTACGCTTGCTCTCAGACTGGGCTATAAGCCTGTGTTCATTCCAAACTCCTTGAAGCCACTCGGAATTTTTATATAAGTGAAGCTCACGTGCCTTTCGAGTGATTGTACGTAAAGATACTCCAAGCACTTCTGCCAATTCCTGATTTTTTGTGGTAGAGAAGTGCTTCTGAAGGTAACTGATCATTGCAGGAGACCAGAATATGCAAGTAGATTTTCCTTTGTGAACCATTATTCTTCCATACGATTTGTGGTAGAATATTCCGTCTGCGACTTTTTGGGTTTTCTTGTATTGTTCTATATTGCGCTTTTTGTTGCATTCCTTACATTCTGAGAAAAGTTTTCCATTACTGTTCCTATAGAATTCACGAAGCCATAAATTTCTTCCGCATTTTGTGCAGATTTTCTTTCTTCGTTTTACTTCAGGTTTATCCATTTTGCCCATGTAAGCATATTTTTTGTCAAATTAAACATAATTAGGTTTATGTCAAAGTCTTTTTTATCTGATTTCTTTTTCATACTTTCATGATTTTATTCTTTCAGGCAACTTTGGAATGTTTCCCAGATATTCTTCTGCACAAAGCTTCACAAAGGACGCGAGCCATATTTACCTCTACGGCATTTCCGATAAACTTCTTCTGGTCAGCTTGTGTACCGACAAGAATATAGTTTTCAGGGAACCCCATAATCTTTTTCAGCTCGTCTATGCGAAGCATACGCATCTTTATGTCTGCCAATCCATACACAAGCATAAATTGCTTGATTTTTACAGTCATCGGGCTGTCTCCATTTTCTATGCAGATACCTATGCCATCTTTTGTGTTGACAAGGTAAGGAGGCATTTTATCCATTCTTGCTATAAGCGTGAAACACGGATTATCTACCGAACCGCCTGCACTTGCAAATTGCGGATTCATCAGGAAGCTTTTTCTTTTGCATGTAACTAAGCTGTATTTTGGATTTGTTGTGATAGCTCCTAAAGGCTTTTCTATAGATGCTGCGCTTGAAGCTCCAAACTGCTGGTCGATGAATACAGGTGTCAACAATGCAAGCCTGTCTTTTGTGGTCACAGTCGGAGCAGGACTCTCTACCGAATGGTTGTTCCCGTTACCGTAGTATGCTGTGACAAAAGCATGATGATCCTTGCAGGTAATTGTTCCGGCAGGTTCTTCAACAGAAATATTCTTGCTCTCAGGATGCCCGCTATATTGCTTTGACAGGAAAGAAACCTGCACTTTTGCAAATCTGTTTGCGGTAGTAACCACTCCTACTGGTTCTTCGATGGATGTACAAGTGTCTTGTGGTCTTACTGTATTGTAACGGGAGATAAAAGCGTCTTTACCTCCGGCCACAAATTTAATCAGACCGGCAAAAATACGTTCAAGTGTCTTCTCCGCCAATGGTTTCTTTCTGGCAAATATGCTCTTACCTTCGTCCGTGAAGTCCAGAACATCCTTTACCGGATTCCACTTTTCAAGTCTTCCCATCATATCCGTTTTACCATCCTTACAGTGTGTAGCATCCGGAAATACTATAGGAAGACCACGCTTAGCAAAAATGCCGAAAAATCTCTTACGGGTAGTATATGCTCCATAATTAGCCGCATTCAATATCTTCCAATCGAAGTTATATCCGTATTTCTTTACATTTCGTTTCCACTTCTCATAACAACGACCTTTATCTTTGCTTATCGGATGACCTTTTTCGTCCATGTCTCCCCAGCTCATAAACTCTTCTACGTTTTCGATTTGAATATAGTCAGGGTTTATGGCTTCAATGTAGCGGAAAAGATGTTCGGCCAGTGTTCGGCTGTCTGCATCGCGAGGTTGTCCGCCTTTTGCCTTGCTGAAATTGGTACATTCCAGCGAAGCCCATAGAACTACATACGCATCCGGATATTGCATTTTCATCTTCTCTACATGCGCGACCAGTCCTGAAAGCTCCAGCGTTCGGATGTCCTCTGTGAAATGAAGCGCGTCCGGATGATTGGCCGCATGGCTGGCGATGGCATTTGCATCGTGATTTACGCAGGCTATTACTTTTGCGCATTGTGATTCGTTGACACGTGCATTTTCTACACCGGTAGAAGTTCCTCCGGCTCCACAAAAAAGGTCGATGTATAATAAATTAATCATTTTATCTGTAAAATTTGAAATGTGAGTGTGTACCCTTCGGACGCACATTCCGGTTAAACTTTGTATGGTACTTCTTACCGTCATTTCGGGGTACGTGACGGTTCTGACCGACAATACTGAAATAAAACGGCACATGGCGTGAGGTATGGCGGTTGCGATTGGCTATCTCATACTGGCTCTCAAATATTTCTTGTCTGCGATAGTATCCTCTAATAACATGGCTTTGTTCGTCTACAATCTGTTGTCTGAAAAATTCAAAACCTGTAGTTCCACTGTACACCAAACCACAAAAAGAATCATACATATCTGTATAACTTTCATCAAAGGTTTTTCCAGAACCTAAATCTGTTCCTATAGATTTATAGTCCTTTTCTTTAGGAATACTATCGGCATACTTTTGAAGTGATTCTGCGGCTAAAGCAGTTGCATCACTAAATTTACTTACCGCTTGAGCCACACTATTTACGGATTCCATAAATAGAATTTGCTGTTCATTGATAAGTTTTATAACAGCCTCTTTTATCCTATTCTCCGGAAGTTTGCTTGCAACGGAAATAACATGTATGGCCTCCAGAACTTTTTCTTCGTTCAGTTCCGGATATTCTTCTTCATCAGGGAACATACTTTCCTGATATTTGAATCCAAGCTGCGCACGCAACCAGTCCCTGTATTTTTTATTTCTGTTCCACATAAATCATCCACCTATTTCACCTTTCAAACGCTTGATGGTAAGGTTTCTCACCTTGATAGTCCCTTCCTGCTCGCGGACCTTCGTCTTGAGCGATGTTACCTGGCGTTGCAGCTTCTCCACCGTGGGCGTATTGTTGCGCTCATAGTTCAGCTCTGCCTGAAGCTTTGCTACTTTCTTTTCCAGCTCCGCCGTGCGTGCCTGTTCGCGCCGGTAGTCCCGGCAGAGGTACTTAAAAAGTATCTCCACCGGAATGTCCAGATGGCTATTCCATGGTACCATTACTTTCCTCCTTTTTGATATACCAATCGAAGGCCTCCAGCGGTTTGTCTACCACAGAAATGTAATCTTTCTCCCGTTTCAGCACACCTTTGTTGATAAGCTGCCGAATAAGCTTCAGTCCGCTTCCGTAACCGTAATGAATATTCAGCACGTTTATCGGGTCAGTATTGATACATTTCTTTCCTCCCTTTTCTGTGATTCCTAGGTTGTGGCATACACGGGCAGCCGCCGACAATTTCTCATAGTCGTATTCCTCGAACTCAGGCTGTACTTCAGCTTCGGCCTGATACGGATATACGTCCATGATGGCGGTTTCTGCTACGGAAGCTATCACGTAATCGGCCATAGTACCTTTCATGCCTTCGTCCAGTTTCTTCACCGCATCGCGAAGGTCGGTAGCCTGTACCAGGATGTTAGTAGCTGTCTTCTTCTCCGCACCGCTTTTCTCGTCGATAGTAATAAAGTACAGTTTGCATTTGTACCAGATGTCGGCTCCTTCCTCGTCGGACGGAATATCTTGCTGTAGTTGGCCCGTTTGATGTCGGTCACTGTGAACTCTCCTGTAATAAAAGGGGTTACTTCTTCAATGAGACGTGCTTCGGCTTCGGTAAAGCTGAGTGCATCTACCAGATAGGGCTCTGTCACTTTCTTGTTCATCCCGTTTTCCGCTGTCTTTTCGTAGCGGATTTTTCCTTCAAACCATGTGTGCATCATAATTTGTCCTCCCGTATTTTTCGCGTTGTGCAATCATGGCATCGGCCATTTCGTATGATAATTTAGCTATCATTTTCTCGTCAAATGCTGTATATGTCTTATGATTCAGACCAAAGAATTGTCTGATCCGGTTTTTTAATGTCAGATTGTTTGAAACTGTTTTCTCCATGAGCACCTTCATCGCTTCCATAGCGATGTGGTCTCTGCTGATATTACTTTCTGCCATAGTTGTTTTATTTAGATTGTTGTTTTCTGATCCAAAGAATTGTCATCACGCAGTAGTTGGCCAGGTCGAGATATGTATCTTCAAGCTTTTCGTCCTTCACCTGCCCTTCACCACCATTAATAATCAGGGAATTTATTCTTCGAATTTTGTCACCGATGCGGATCTTAGCTACCAGTATTCCGTCTTCGTCCATTGACTTTTCAAAGGCGTTTCCATAGTCGGAATTCTTTTTGCGGTAAGTGTAAAGCTGTTCTTGACTGATTTCGGACATAGAAAGCGTAACTTGCGCATAGTGTTGATATGCAGCACGGGCGATGCTTGTAATATGAAGCAAGCCTTCTATCCGGTCTGAATAGGTAATATCATTCATGAAACATGCCTTGAACAAATTTCCTATTCTGATATGATAAAGATTAGGATCTCCACCTGCCATTTTATCGTAAGATACCAGCTCGTGCAGCACCTCTTCAAACTTCTCAACCATTTCTTCCTGAGTTTCTTGCGCGGGATTCTCCGGTTGTTTCTCTCCTTCGTCATTATCATCTGGTATATTTACCGGTTCAGGCAGTTCTTCCAGAAAATCTTCCGGAACGTCGACTATGTTCCGACCCCACTGACCTACCTCATACCAGAATACAGGCTTCCCGTCCTTGTGGAGCTGACGGGTATTATGCACTTTGTAGATTGCAACCTGAGCATTTGAGATATGTTTTAAATCAAATTCCCACATCTGATACGTCAGGGTCTCATTTGCCAATTTAAGCGAGTCGTAGTCTTTCAGCTTTACTACCTGTCCGACACTGAATTTTGATACGTCGATTTCTCCGTCCATATATTTTGCTATTTTAGTTCCTGATTGCTGTTCTTTGCTTATAATCTTTCTGAAATCAAGCGGTGGAACTTTAGTTCTATCTCGGATGTTTAATATATCCTGTTCTTTTTTCTCAATTAATGGCCAAAAACCTCCGAATAGTTCCATCATATTTCCAGCGTCTGATTCCATATCAAGGAAGCCATTGAGTATTCTTTTATTTATTTCAGGCGGATTTACTCGTTTGTTATTCCTTTTTTTCTTCTTTCCCATTTTCTTCTGATTTATAGTTGTTATCGTTATGTACTTTCTCCATTTCGCGGAAAAGACGTTTGTAAACCTCCGGGAGTGTGCCTTTCTCTTTTGTCTCACGTAGGGAAGCAAACAGCACGTAACGGGGGTCTGCACCCAGCATCTTACCCACGTCCATTACAAGCGGGCCGACGGCTTTCTCCGCATGGGGATAGGATGCCAGGTCGCCCATGGCCTCCAGTTCCAGCAGCCGGTCTGTTCCTACACCTGCCATGGAAGCAAACTTTTCGCGGGTATAACCGTGCATCTCATACATGGCACGCACGCCCTGACCGAGGTTGAGTTCGTATCGGCATCCGTCTTTTAGTGCGAGCTGACTCACTTTGACCGTTTTCAGCATACGGAGTGTACGCGCCATTACGTCGGCATCCGCACGCGCTATGTATTCTGCCATAGCCTTCTTTGTGCCAAACACGTTGTACAGATAGCGTAGGGTAAGCATACTCAGTGTGCCGTGATTGCGGTAGACTTCCTGACGAAGCTTTCTGAGAGTAATGGATTCGTTTGTTTCAGGTACTGTGCGGATATGGTCTTCCAGGCATAGGTGACGGAACTTGTCAATCACGCTTTCGCCTTCTGCCTTTGCATCGGGCAGCATTTCCATGACATCGTACACCTCATAGTCGTCCGATTCAGGAAGAGGGATCGAAGCGATTTCATTCAGCAGCATACGCACGTTGTTCTTAGTGCCCATGCGTGCCATCAGTGTGCGGTAGTCCTGAAAGCAGAGCCCTTCTCCGGCCATCTTCATGCGCAGACTGGCGATGACGTATTCTATAAACTCTACCTGTAGCGAAACGATTCCGCTCTCCACCAGTTTCAGCAGGTCGTCTTTCACCAGCTCCATCTGGAACTGTGCGGTCAAGGTGCGCACATCCGTTCCCTCCTTATCGGGTATTTCAATGTTTCCCACCATCTCACGCAGCATATCTTTCACCGCAGCCATCATCTTTTCGTTGTGCTGGCTTTTCTGCCGGTTCACCTTACCTACTCCGTTGAGCAGTCCGTCCACCTTCCGGCACATGCAGTCGTAGAACTCGATTCCGGTGGTACACATCATGGCCACCATCTCCATGTTCGATACAAGGTCGCTCTGGCGCACGTTGCACTTGTCGAGCGCATTCTTGGTCGCAAAATAAATGAGGTTGATTTTTTCTCCGTAGGTTTTCCAGAAGATGTTCTGAAGCTTCTGTGTCAGTGTGCCGCCCCCCCTAATAAAACTTCCGGACAGCCCGGGGTGGATGGTTTCTGTAAAGGTACGCACCTGCATGGCATCGTGCGCATTGCATCGCTTCATAAGGTCACTAGACAGATTTACCAGTTCGTTCGCTCTGCGCTTCATGTTGTGACGCATCAGTCCGCGTTCCTTCAGGCAGGAAACCACTTCGTAGATGTATTTCTGAGTGATATTGGTCATCATGATTTCCACCATGAGCAGGTGGGCGTTCAGAATGTCTGCACTGGCCATGCGCTGCTGTGCAGTGTAGCGGTCAAACCGGTTTCGTTTGACGGGAATCATGGATTTCGGACGGCTTATAGAAGCCGTAAGCCCTATTTCAGAGCTTTTCCCCTTCATGGGTGAAATGGTGGAGGGAGCCTGCAAGAAAGGATTGTTTCCCAGATTCCCTGCCGGGTTTGTAAATTCGTTCATATCGCTAAATGATTAATCTGTTCGTATTAGAAAGGAAGATCATCCTTTTCGTCAGTCATGTTAAGCGTTCCCTGCGTAGGCTGCTGTGGGGCCGCTTGTGCCGGCTGAGATGGTGCAGGAGCAGAATCCGGTGCTGACTGACTCCCGAAATCGTCGGGCGAAGTAGGAAGCGGAGCAGACGATGATTCTGCCTTCCGCCCTAGCAGACGGAAGTCGCGTGCCAATATTTCGGACACATAGCGTTTTTCTCCGGTTCCTTCTGCCTCGTAGCTTCGTGTGCGGAACTCTCCTTCCACATACACCTGCGAACCTTTGCGGGCCAGCTGGCTGATTATTTCGGCCAGATTGTCCCAGGCCACAATGGGAATCCATTCCGTATATTCCTTTGTCTCTCCATTTTCCTTGTTTTTCACTTTCCGGCTGCAGGCGATGGAGAAACTTGCTACCTTGTGTCCGCTTTCCAGCACTTTATAATCGGGGTCTTTCCCAAGATTACCGATGAATGTACATTTGTTAATCATATCGTTTCTTTTAATCTTTAAACTCTAATTTCTGTTGCATCACTTCGTCTGCATAAAATTCTTTGAAAGACTTCTTGCTTATCCACCATTTCAGGGCCATATCAGGATCTTGCAAAAGCGGTTTGTCCTTCCATTTGTTTTCGATCAACCATTCAATTGTTTTCCTCCAGTTTTTACCTACGTGCGGGAAATCTTTCATTTCTCGCACATTCTGTTTGTGGTTCGACATGGGACACATGATACATCCTATCCGTTTATACCCTTTGTCATACAACTCGCAATAGGGAATGTGCATTCGTTTCAAGTAGTCCCATACATCCTTTTCAGTCCAGTAAAGGATAGGAGAAACCAGAATTTTGTCTTTTCCTCCGACGCATGTCACCATCTTTTCCTGATGCTCGCTCCACTGGTCAAATGTTCCGGAGAATTTACGGTCTCCCGTTTCAATTTCATTTCTTTTCTTCCGGTTCGTGCTCTCCGATTTTCGTATTCCAATCAGAGTGACTTTCCCAGCACCGGACATTTCCTTAAACTCTTCGCAGCACCATCTCACAAGCCGGGTCGGAAGACATCCTTTCTTCTTTGCCATTTCGTAGATGCTCATACGTGGTTTTATCAGTTCCACATCGGGATAGTTCTTTTTTACGAAACGTATAACTTCAGGTGGGTCCACGCTTGTAAGGTTCATGTGAGCCTTGAATTTCACCCCCCCCTGTACGGCAAGGTGATAGAGGGCCTGGGGGTCTTTCCCACCAGAAAACGCCAGATAAAATCCGTTTTCTGGGTCCATTCTCAATGCCATCTCTTCACTTTTGCGAAGAAGGTTAATGGAGTATTCTATTTTTTCATCTAGTGTCATTTCTTTTAAGATTTAGTCCCGCGCGGGGGAGTCGAACCCCTGAAATGTGAATTTGTCAAAACTTTTAAACTAAACATTATGGAAAACGTGCGCCGACGCACTTCACGCGGGAGCCATTTTATTCAACTTGGCTATTTAGATAGTTATTTCGTGAGTTTAAGAAATTCAGGAACAACACCGTATAATGGTGTCTTACCGTCCCATTTTTCAATAAACTGCTTTTGAAGAATTTCTTTAGTTAAACCACGGCTTTGAATCAAAAGCTGTTCTGTACGAAGTTGTTCCAGTTCGTTACGCTTTTTTTGTTCTTCAATTTGCTGGTCAAGAACGGAAATATTGGTATTTACTTCGTTACGACTGTCTATCTTTTCTCTTACTTTATTTGAAAATTCAAGCTGAGCAGAGAAGCTTCTCAATTCAAGACCTCTATCATTAAATTCTTTCCTTACTATTTGTTCCAGATTTTTTTCAAAAGCAAGAGAACCTCCGTCTGCCATCAGACTGTCTGTCTTATATTTTCTGCTTTCTTCTTTTATCAGGTCATACATACGTGGCTCAAGTATATTATCTTCAAGTGAAGTCATAAAATCGTTTCCTCCACCGATATGCTTGTTGTCGAATACTACATCTACCGCACGGCTCTTAATAACCTTATATGAATATACCGGACATGCTGTAAACTCTGTGTTGTCCGCAGCTTTTAAAATAACCGGCTCTTGGAAACCTCCACGTTGGTCGAACAGCGGAACTTGAAAAAGTTCTGTACCAGGCTCCCATACAGATACTTTACCCGATACAATCTTGAAGTCTTCTTTCCCATTTTTACCGTAGTTTTCCATTAATACACCTGCATAGTTAGGTGCTACACGAGAACATGCGGAGAATAATACTATTCCTATTACCGCAATAATTAAATTAATCGTTTTTTTCATAAGTTTTTTTTGATGTGTTTATAGATTAAATAAATAGATGCTAGCAGAGTCACGCATATAACTGCAATGCCAAGCCAAGCTGATACATGATTGAAAATCCGGTTCCCGATAAATAGGCCGGAAGCTATGCAAATTACTTTTATAATTGCTTTCTGCTTACTTGTAAGTTTGATTTTTGTTTTTCCCATTTTATTTGCATTTCATTACATCACAAAAATTTTCGCTGTACAAATTGTCTTCCCCAGGATTTCCCTGAAACCATATCTGAATACCCAGGAACTTCGCCACCCTGAACTCGATTCTTGCTCCACGGCTTGACTTCCAGTTCTGCTGCAGGTAGATGTGACCGCAACGGGAAAGCAGCAGAATGTCCCACACCATGTGCATCCAGTACGGGCGCGATGGTTTCAGTCCGAGAATGATAGGATTCACGGGAGTGAAACCCATCGCGGCAATCTCCTGATCTGCATTCTCAAAGTTCTTGTATGCCTGGAGGTAGGAAAGACCGCCTATTTTACCGGAGTATAGCATTTTATGTTTTTCTTTGCCATGTATTTCAGGTTTTACTAAGGGCTCCGCACGGATGCGGAACCCTGAATTTACAAATACCTTTTCTCACCCAACATGTCATTGTATGACATGGCAAATGTAACAATTTTAAACCGAAATCGCATTAAAATTGTTGCTAAATTTCATAAAACCTCCGATTTTATATGTATTCTTGCTGATGTAACAGATGCAATACGCTGAATAAGTGATAGATAAATGCCGTCTTTGTCTTTTATGGTAAGAACGACGCTTCGTTCTACTCCTTTTTTGGCATTCCGGATAGATATTTCGGGCTCTTTTCCTGCTTCAATCCACTCCATGAGTGCAGCCGCTGTGTACGACTGTTCGAAGCATAGAACGTAGGTCCGGTTGGCGAGTGTTAGCATAGAGTAAGGTTTACCAGTTCAATAATGAAAAACGTCTGGAATGTTTGGGATGCAGCATTTCCATTTTCCGCAGTCGTTCGTCGTCAATCACCACATTCGGCACATCGCACGAGTCGCAGGATGGTTTCATCACACGCACAATACCGAGCGCGACGGCCATTACCAGCAGGCGCTCGGCTGAATCGAGCGTGGCCCCTTCGTATCGGCTTCCGTGACCGCGTGCCAGAATCCATGGAGCGCCTTCCGGACGATTGCTGTAACGCATCACGCGAGGAAGACCCTTCACAGCCGAAAGCACAAACATATATTTTTCTTCCAGACGGCTACGGCAAAAGGTATGCGCACCTTCCGTAAGTCCCGGAACGGTTACGGTTTCTCCGCATCGCTCGTTTGTGCGGTATGTGGCATACTGGTATATGTGGTTTATTGTATCGGTGGTGACGTTCATACTCCTATCTCACTACAAGATTATTCTTTTCAACCAGATACACATAGTTTATTTGAGCCAGACAGTCGGCCAGCGGAGTGTGTCTGTCCGCCACCTTCGGAGGAAGAAGACCTGCACTATCCAGAGCATCCATATACGGACGCACATCGCGCACTTTCCGGAAGTTCCACGGAAGCACTTCTTCGTCGCATCTGTACACGTTCAGGTTATACCATGAATACATGGAACGAAGCATAGCCACGTCGAAATCAAGCTGAAGACACCATAACGTGAAGTCGTTCCCTTCGTCCGTAGCAGCTATAAATTGCATGAAATCCTCCAGGAAATCCTCCAGTGGTGTTTCTGCTCCTTCCACAAATTCGCGTCGTGCTTCGTCCGACTGCATCATCCACCATTTAAGTGTAGATGCTTCTACCTTAAAACCGTATCGGATAGAATCGGTAAGGTCTATTTTCCAAACCTTTTGTCGTCCGGTTTCACCCGTTTGCGGGTCAAACTCTACGGCAGCCACCGAACGGACCACGCTTCCAGGTGTCCTTCCCAGCGTTTCCGTATCTATCATTACATGCTTGAATTTCTTCTCTCCCATAATCTTTCATTTATGTTGAATCAGTCCGTCTTTACCCACACGGCGTTTCTGGTCTTCCGTAGCTTTTTCTTTCGGAAATCTTCCGTGCCATTTTCCTGGAATATATCTTGCGTGATTTCCGGTTTCGTCAAACTCTATTTTACAGCATTCCGAACAAAGCGGTTTCCATTTGTACGGCAGAAGACTTTCGTCCCATTCTGCATCTGGCGCAAGTCTTGTCACAATGCTCCAGTATTCCGAAGTGGCGGTGTTGTCCACGCACCCGCATTTTGCGCAAATAAAACATCCCATGTCAATCCTCCATCATTTGTTTTATCATTTTCAGTAGTTCTTTAAATGCAGAAATAGTTATTCCTATTGCAAAAAGAATACTCCATCCAAAAGCTACACATAATATAGCAACCAGAAAAATATCAAACGGATTCATTCTTTCTTTTGTATATAGGTTTTTCACGAAGCACATCCAGCGCCATGTCGGCCTTTCGCACCATGGCCAGCGTTTCCGACGCATAGAGGTCGCCGGCAGCCATGCGTGCCAGAAGTATCTCGCGGTATTCCGCACGCGAAACTACTTCACCAATTACCGGAGGCTTTCGGAAAAGATTCACCTGATAGCTCATACTTTCTTCCGTTTTGAATCAAACTCCTGCTGGAGGATGGTTTCGTATTCCTCGCCCAGCGGATAGCGGCTGCACAGGTACGCCTTTCCGTTGTAGATAAACCACTGAGGAGTGTGCTGTCGGTTTATGGGAATGCCAAACGCCACCCGGAAATCGTCGGAGGTCACGTCCGGCAGGTCCATGATTTTACGTGCTATCTCCTGCCCTTTCTCGTTCTGCATATTCGGGATATATTCTCCCTTACCGATAAACTGGTAGGCAAAAAGGTTGGGAACTCTATGGAACTTCAGGCTTCCGATTCCTACTCCCGGGAACAGCCGTCCCGGACGGTCCGTCCGCGATTCAGCACCCAGACTGGCAGCCAGTTCGTTGGCTGCTTCCACCGCTCTATTTCCTTTATCAATCAGTTCCTGAATGCAGCGTCCGCGATGCGTGTTCGATAGCGACACCTTGTAGTAATATCTTTTTTCTTCCATGCCGTTTTCAGATAAATTGTTTTACAAGACAAATGATTCCATACAGGCAGAATCCTGCTACCAGTACCATGCCAATCAGGATAAGGCATCCCTGCATGGCCATCTTCTTAAATTCATTCAAAATCCACTCCTTTCTCCAGCGTCATGCCGGGAATGTAATACATTCCGCATGTGTTCAGTTTTTCGAGTGCCGTCTGTATGCTCTTCTGTGAATTGTTCACGTAGTTCACCAGATATGCTTTCTTCCCGTTGTACATAGCAGGAATGAATACCGGCATCACCTGGTTCCACGGCAGCACACCTCGCGGCACATTACGCATCAGGCAGTCGTCTGTGGGAATTTCCTCGGCATCCTTTGGCAGATGTTCAAGAAAAATGTGTGAGTCGCCTTCCTCGGCGAGCGTAGTAATAAGGGGATTTTGCAGTTTAGAAAACAGAGCTTTGTTAAGCTCCCTGCGTCGTTGGTTAGTATAGGTCATTTGCCCTGCTTTTATGGTTAATTCATTGTTTTTCTTTCGCATGGCAAATGTAACAATTTTAAGCAAGAATCGCATTAAAATTGCACTTAAAATTCAAAAAACCGCCGGTTCACGCCTGAGCCGGTGCTGATTATCAATTAATTGAGGTGTATGTTTTATCTTCTGTTTTCCTCTTCAATGTTAGCAATCATTTCCTCGTAAACTTGCGGAGTGGTTGCCGGGTCTTCGGTGTCGGTCGTACCTATTTGCCGTATCACCACTTCACATCCCAGAAAGTGAGCCATGCGCAGGAAGTTCACTATGTGCGTGTCTTTCCCCCGAGAGATGTCGCGGATAGCTTCGTAGGAAACGCCCGTATCTTTGTCGGCCGTCATGAAGTGAACTCCGCAAATCTCCGCACGGGTGAACAGGAATTTACCTATGTCCTTGGCCGATTTAATGGCACTGTCCGGGTAACGCGGAGGATTTTTCGGCAGATTCAGTGCACGATGAATGTTGTAGCGGCGGTATCTTACCACCAGATAGCCTGCGAAAAGCAGGACGCAGATAACTGAGAAAATTGTTGTTCCGTCCATAATTTTACTCTATTTCGTTTAAACTTTCAATTGATTCTTCAATGCTTGAAAGGGCTTCTTCCATATATTCTATGTACTCTTGCATACGCTCTCCTTTTTCGGATTCCTGGAAAGACTCAGGGAGGTTATCAAAGGCTTCTTGTTCTTCATATACTTTTCTCAACGACTTTCTTACGTCTTCGATTTCTTTTCTTCTTTTCTTATTCATACGTTTATAATTTAAAAATGAAGAAGGCCGGCGGGGTATTACTCTCCGTCGGCCTTTGCTCTAACTTAAAACTTCGCTTCGCAGCGGCAGGAATTATGATAAATATTTTTGGATATAAATTAACCATCACCAACGCCACAGTCATAAATTTCAGTAATCTTGCGCCCTTCATGCGATAAACCCGAAGATAGCAGTTTTTCTTTAACGTATCTACGAAAGCCTTCATTCGACTGTACGCCTGAATACCTCGATGCCATACCATAAAAGCGTTTAGGAATAGATATTTTATATCCTAATATTTCCTTCTTTATATAGTCATAATCAAAATGAAAAAACCTTTCATTATCTTTTTCAGTAAAGTAAGAAAAATCAATTTCTATATTATTTTCCACGCAGAATTTATAAGTTTTTTCGCATTCCTGTTTATATCTTTCATAAGCCAATGCTCTTTGCTTATCCTTGCGCTCTTGTTCTGCTTTCCATAATTCCTCTCTTTCCCTTTTACACTTCAGCACATACTTTAACACAGTTCCTTTAAGTGATACAAACTCACCATTCATTCCACCGCGAGGCGCGTCGTTCCCTATTTCATGGCTTATGCCATGCTCTGTAAGAAGTTTATCCAGTTCTTCGGTATAACTCTTTTTATAATAGTAACCTCCACTATACCGGCTCCGTACAGTATATGCTTTCCCATTGCGTAATAAATCATCTACATATTGATTCATTACTACACTTTTCTTCTTGTCTGAAAGCTCTCTAAGTTTTTCTATTTGTGTTTTCATTGATTTTAATTTTAAAATAATAATTCAGTTATAAAACAGATATAGGAATTATGATGATTTTTTTTTGATATAAGATATAAATACTATCTTTGTGCCGTCAAGGGATTGTCCCTTGTGGATTAAAACGAAAATCTACCATCGGTAGGTTTTCAGTTGTGAATTGCTTCACACTTTTAGTATCTTAGCGCGGCGTACTCCGTCGCGCTTTTTATTTATTTCTATAAACCAGACTACATCATCATACTTCCTCATTCGTTTCGAGTGTGCATCCTAGCCGATCTTTGTCCTGATTTCTTCTATTATCCGATTGCACTCCTCTTTGGATATTTTCCCTGAATACGTTTCATCTACTTCCTTTTCAAATTCTTCCATGTTTCCACGAAAATCTTCACAAGTAATTTCCACTTCATTTTTTTAGTCCGGTAGGCATGTATGTGGCTAATGAATGGGCCTGAAAGATTGAACCCACAATGGCTCTCATTGTCCTTTATCTCGGCATTGCCACGTATCCATGTAGGGCAGTGTACTAATTCGTTGTCATCTATCTCAGCATCATATACGTGGGCATTCTCGCATATTATAGTCTCGCCACATACAGAGGAACAGCCATACACCTGTGCATTGCCATATATATCAACATTACCATATATATGAGCATTGCCATATACGTGGGCGTTCTCATATATACTAACATATCCATATACCCAGGCTTCACCATATATGTTGGCATCGCCATACACTTCAGTATTACAATGTATGTTAGCGGTATCGTAAACCTTAGCGTACCCATATATTTGAGCTTCTTCATGCACCTCGGCATCACCATAGACTTGAGCATTACCATATATTTGTGCTCCGCCATACACTTCGGCATATCCATACACTTGAGCATTACCATATATTTGTGCTCCGTCATACACATAGGCACTGTCATACACTTGAGCATTACCATATATTTGTGCTCTGTCATACACCTTGGCATATCCATACACTTGAGCATTACCATATATTTGTGCTCTGTCATACACCTTGGCATATCCATACACTTGGGCGTTACAATACATTTGGGCTTTATCATACACCTCGGCATATCCATACACCCGGACGTTCCCATGCAACTTTGCATCACCATACACCTCTGCGTCATCATATACCTTTGCGTTATCATATACCTGGGCATTGCCGTACACCTGAGCATCACCGAACACCAGAGCATCGTCATGCACCCAGGCATCACCTTCATGGCTAAGGTTGCTTTCTTTTTCAACATAACCTCCCAAGTCACCTTCTTTGGCGTACTTAAATGATTTTATGCATTTGATTTGAAACAATTTTTTCCCACTTGCGAGTTTTATGAATTTGTCAGTCAAAATAAATTTCTTTTCCATATTCTATACAGTTTTTACCGTGTGCCTCACGTTTTAGATTAAAAATTTGTAGCCTAACGAAGTATTACTATCCGTCAGGCTTTTTTCTAACTTAAAATTCCGCTTCACAGCGGCAGGAAATTATGAATTATTTTATTTGTAAATTTTTGCGTTTTAGAATAATGTTTTATACATTTGCATTGTCCTTCAATGGAATTGAAACAATTTCTACTATTTGTAGATTCTAAAAAGTAAGCTTACTCTTTTAATCGTACCAGAAGGATTTTTAAAGCTGCTGTTTTACGGCAGTTTTTATTTTACTTAGTGTTGGAGTTTGTTATTCTTTATCTCTATAAATTGCTGCTCCTACTGAATTTGAAATTCTTCTTTCAAACTCTTCCTTTGATACTTCAATTAATGGATAGTTTTCTTTTTCGTATCTCAAGTGGGGGAGAAGCATCTTTCTTGGCTCCTTACTATTTCCCTCATTTAATTCGAGAAACATCACGTCCATAGCTTCAAACTTACCTACATCGCTATTGCTACCCCAAAATCGGTATTCTGATTCTATACTATGGCATATAAAATATCTTTTATACATAATTCTATACAGTTTTTTCCGTGTGCCTCACGTTTTAGATTAAAAATTTGTAGCCTAACGAAGTATTACTATCCGTCAGGCTTTTTCCTAACTTAAAACTCCGCTTCACAGCGGCAGGAAATTATGATTATTATCATTTCAGAAAACATAATCCGCAACGGTATTCTTTCTTATCTTCCGGAACTTCATATTCAAGCAGGTATTCCGCAAAGAAATCTTTCGCTTCCTGTTCAGTTCCGTTTACATCTTCACAAGCGCTGTCGTCTAAAATTATTTTCCCATCACATACAAGACGGTAGTATCCGCTTATGGACTGTTCGCATTCAAAATTCTTTCCTGTTGCTTTTACTACATCCTCAAAACTAGCTTTCATAACTCTAAACAGTTTTTTCCGTGTGCCTCACGATTTGATTAAACATTCGTAGTCCGAAAGAGTATCACCTCAGCCGGACTTGTTCTAACTTAAAACTAACTTGTGGAATTATTTTGCAAACGGTTTATATGTATTTCCCATAATTCTAAAAGTTTGACGTTGTAAATATAGTTATTTTTCACAAGTCGCCGAAGGAAAATCACTTTTCCTACGGCTGATTTACTAACTTAAAAACTAACGCTTCACAGCGTGACCGATGGAATTATAGTATCCAATCAATTTTTTCTTATTCTTCTTTCTCTTTTGGAGTTAATGAACACAGAAAATCACAATTACTATAGTATTCACCATTTTCTTCCGGATCTGAAAATGCACTTTCAGAAGCACTAACTATTTTCTGTATGGCATAATATAATTCTAAACTTATACCAGTTATGCTTACCGTCCCGTTCTTATTAAATCTTGTTCTGCTCATAATTCTTTTTATTTTATAGTTACACATCGGTTCCGGACCAGGATGCAAACCTGAATCCGGAAGTAGGTTAGATGCGCATCATGTCAAGACACTGTTTCATAGGTATAAGTTCGTCACCAAAGCATTGTTGCAGGAAATTGTAAGACAGCTTAAAATTTCCTTTTACGCTTCTTATTTTAAATATCTTACCTTCACACAATGACCTGAGATTTTCATCGTCATTAAGCATCCAGAATAGTTTTTCTAAGGAGTATTTTGGAAGCATCCCAGATATTTGCAATTTACCTACAGGGTGAACTTCTTTAGGAACATCCATTACTGTTACTTCGGCAGCAAAAATAGGAAAATCAATTATACAATCTTGTAAATCGTTTAGATTGTTATCGTCACCTTCATATAGGAAAGCATATTTTCTGAATCTGCTCCATATCCCGGGTTTAAGAATACTTTTGGATATTTCTACTGGTTCACCTTTCATTAATGTTTTACCATTAGCTACTTTCTCGATTAAATTCTTTTCTACTTTCATAATTCCAAAATTTTAGTTAGACAATGGTTCTCGTACCAATCTTTTAAATCGGTACGAAATTTTCTTAGCGAGCTTTTTCTATTTCCTGGTTGTAATTGTTTTGCAGAAAATACATGTCCTCATTATAAAGTTCATTCAGATAATTCAGTATTTTCTTCTTACTTCTTACTTTCTTTAGCTTTGATATGCTACTCATTCCATTGCTGTCAGTTCTTACATCTCCATTTTTAAATATTAAAAGAATACATCCTGTACATCCTTCCCAATCTGTTATGATTTCTCCCACTTGGAATTTACCATATTCTTTTACTTCGCTTTTATTGGCATAGTGACGAAAATAATGTTTCTCAATATTTATTACCATAATTCCTTGTTTTTAAGTTAGACGATAGTACCGGGCTAAGATCGCAGACTTAGACCGGTTAGTAGCTAATTTCATTTACGAGGTCTTATTTTTCTGAACTTACCTTCATAATCAGCATTTACATGTCCTGATTGAGAAAGGGTTATATTCCTACTTCTTCGATACATTTTATATTCTCCCCACCAATATGCGTTATATTTCTTACGCATATACTTGAGAAGATTTATAACTTCGTCAGGTTTTTCTCGTGAGTATTCAAACCATTCTGAAATGCCACCTTTCCCATCATTATCAAATACAACTACTAATAGACCTGATTTTTGATTTCCCATAATTCTTTATTTTAAGTTAGACTATGTATCCGGAGGGAGTATCACTCTCCATCCGGATTTTCTTAGCAGGAAAAATCATCTTCTGTAAAATTGATACCTGAATAAGCTTCATATATCATTTCATCAGAGATAATACTGTCAACTCCGACTAGTTCGTCATAAGAAGTACCTTCTTCTACTTCTTCATTGTGTTGAATGAGATAACTCTGTTTGAGTTCTGTCAACTGGTTTCTGTTTAATTCTGATACGTGCATGGTTTATAGGTTTTATTTAAAACTTGATGATAGGAATGTTCTGAATGCCGGAGTGTATTTAACACCTGTTACTCTTTCAAAAGCATCCATCGCATTATTGATTTCTCTATATGTTTCACTTCCTACAGGCATTGAAACCTCTTTACCGTAGTTTTCCCATAACTCGTAAGTGTTACCATCTAGTTTTTCAAAACATCGGATTTCAATTCTTACTTTTTCGCTGCCTCTTTTGATGGTCTTTCCATCTAATACAATATAATTCTCGCTCATAATTCCAATAATTTTAGTTAGACAATAGCTACCGGAGGGAGTGTCACTCTCCATCCGGATTCAGGTTTAGGCCCAAAGTTTTTTTGCTAATTCATAGTTCTTTTGAGCTTCATTTACCGCTTTTTTAGCATAAGTCAAAGAGTAAGCATGCTCGCGAGGATATTTACCAGATTTAAGCCCTTGGTGATATTCGGTAGCAACTTCCAGTTTGTGCTCATAGTAGTCTATGCTTTCAGGCATTGAAAGATTTATCGTATCAGCTTTGTCTTCCCAATACTTAGCAACTCGTCTGTGCTCCTCTGCTTTATCCATCATTTCTACCGCTTTCCCAGTATTGTTCCAGGCATCTTCTATCATTTTACGATGTCTTCTTTCACTATGATGACCAACTTTGATTGGCTCTCCAAGTGAAAGGAAACCACGGTCTTTGTTGGATTTATCAAAGTATTCCTGGCTTTTGCTGTCTGCCGCATTAGCCCATTCAAGTCGTCTTTCAGCTCTTTTCTTAGCCCATTCCTGCACGTTGAATCCATCTGTACGAACTATGGAATAGTAATAGAATCCGTCACGCTCAAATATCAGATTGAATACGATACTTTCATTTTTTTTCCCATATTTGGTTGTTACAAGGATAGTTTCACCTTTTTCATGCTTTTCATCACACTTTGCAAGAAATACATTCGGACACAATTTGTAGTAAACATTCATAATTCAAAAATTTAAAAGTTAGACAATAAGTAAGGCAGTCGGAATCACTTCCGGCTGCCCTCTACATTACAGAGAGAAAGCTGCTCTCAGTTCCGGCTCGCGTTTCTTTGAGAAAACCCAACCAGCACCGCATTTCAACTTACCGTTGAATCGTCCGCCAAGCTCTTTGAGCTTCGCTACATAGTCACGGGTGTTACCGATGATGGCCACGGCCTTTTCGCTGTAATCTACAAGCTGCAAATCAGATTTATTTTCTACGGCTTTTGCTGTAGAACTTACAGGTTTTTCCTCCGGTTTCTTATAAAAATCTATATCACTCAGATAACCCCGTAAACAACTTGAAGCAGAAGTGTACTGGTTAGATTCCACAAACTCTGAATAAGACTTTGGGAGAAACTGATTTGTTTCAGTTATTCCGATAGCCTCGGGATGTTTGGCATAGAATTTTTCTTTTGTTTCATTCCAGATTTTATCAGAATAGCTGCGTTCCAAATCCGGCATATAACCGATTCCACCATATAAGGAAGTAAACTCGCTTTTGATGTGTTCTTCAATGTCCTCGTATCCGTTAAATGTCGTATCTACAAACTTAGAACAGATTTTAGCAACCATCTTTTCGGTCGGACCGTCCGTCCATCTTACGTTGTAGCTGTTTGAACCATTCTTTTTGGAATAGAACTTTATACCCGGAAAAGCACGCTTCAGAAGCACAAGCATGTTTTGTTTGGCCGTCTTGTCGTCATAGCTATTACACTCAGTCAGTATCGAGCCATACTCTTTTCGGAGCTGATCGGTACGATTTTGGCTGGCTATACGTTTGTTTTTCTCCAGACGTTCATTCCATGCCTGCTGTACTTCGCACTGGTGAACCAGTTTGGCTATTTCCTGCTCGGGCATACGGTAGTCGGGCTCTTTGTCGTCCCAATAGTAACCAATACCGAACTTCTTTGATAACGGCTGGTCGTCCTGGCCTACTCTCCAATATGCGAAACGGTGCGGTCTACCGATTTCTGCCATTTTCTGCCGTCCGTGAATGTCAGGTGCAGAAGTTACGATAAACTTACCGCTTTCGCTTCCTCCATAACCTAAGAATCCATAAACGCGCTGGCCTACTTCGAGAACCTTTTTACCGATTTCTACCATCTGAAAACCATTTGACCAATCCATTCTGTACATTTTTCCTGATTCCATAATTCTATAAATTTTAAGTTAGACAATAGACCCCGGCAGATTCTCAAAAACCTGCCGGAATGTTTAAGCTACACAGAAGTAGAAATCACCCTGATGGCGGTATCCGCTGGTAAGCAATGTCCTGGAATATGCTTCGTAGTCGAAATACTGACCAAACTCAGTTTGAAGTTCTTCAGGCCATTTCATTTCCGCCATATAGGTGGCAAACGCTTCTTCAGAATCAAATTCTCCTGCGTATTTATCTCTGAACTTTTCTACGAGCTCTTCACCGTCTTTGATATAGGAATAATCCACAAAGTACATATCAAGAAACGTAAAAAATGCTTCTGTCTCTGTGTCATCCATATCTTTTGCACACTGAATGATACCAAATATTAGCGGGTCGATATAGCTTTCGTTTATCATACCGTCTGGTATGTTATTATAGTCCTGGTACATAAACTCTGGCTCTTCCTCGTCGCTATGCAATTCCTTGCAGGCTTCCATAAACTTATCTTTCGATTCATAGTCGGCCAATTCCATCCATGCGCCAGCCAGCGAACCTTCATTATATTTCTTATATGTACCTACATATACACTTGCTCTGAGTAATTTTGATTTTTCCATAATTCCTTTGTTTTATAGTTAGACATGGCAGCCGATACAGTTACAACGCTGTACCGGCTAATACTATGAAGCTTTGTAGCCATCCTCTGTCTCAATTATCACACCCTGACTGATTGCATAGCTTACAGCCTGCGATGTAACAATACCGAAAACGTCACAATCTTTTTTGATGTCATCCATGTACATGTCATTCCAATCTACCTGAACGTCATCATCTTTCACCCATACGTCAATCCATTCGCCCCACCAACCGTCAGGAAGCTGTACATACACCGCACAACTTCCCGGACCGTCTATCTCGATCTTTGTGGCTACGGCTTCATTCTTGCATATTCTTCTTACTATTTTCTTATGATCGGGACGATGATTCATTTGTGAATACATAACTTTTGTAATTCTTTCCCAATCCTGGGTTGTTAATGATTTTGTCATAATTCCTATAGTTTTAAGTTAGTAATCGTGTCTGGAAGTACCGTAAAGTACCTCCAGCATGGAATTAATACCCCATAGCGTCGTAGTACGATTTGTTTTTTACGTACTCTTTTGCTATTTCGTAGTCACTGCAATCTTCGCCGAGCTTTGCGCTAATACTTTCGTATGCGCTTTTTGGCATTACATAGATAACCTGTTCGCTCCAGTCGGAACGACCAGCGAAACACAAAGCCACGAATAAAAACACGCAGCACAGAATGACTTTCATTTTCTTTTTCATAACTCAAACTATTTAAGAAGTTTGCAGGCCGTACACTGGCAAAGGTGAACGGCCTGATAGGTCATAGTCTGATAGCATTCTGGCAAGCAAAATCTGTAGATAGAATATGTAAAACTTGCATATCTGATATTTCTTTATATCGCGCATTCCGATTTGAATAGTCCATACAAACTGCTTTTGCGTGATTTAGAATGTTTGTTACGCATAGATTAATATTTTTACCATTCCATGTGTTACATGTTACCAGATAAAATTTATTTTTTACCATAATTCAAAATAATTTTAAGTTGTGATTGCAGGCCGTACACCGGTAAAGGTGAACGGCCTGATTTTAATCATTAAGCATAGAAGCTATTGCTTTCTGCTCTTCCTGGAATTTATTCCATTCTCTTTCTTCTTCCGCTTTCCGATTCATTCGATATGAGCTGTATCTTTGTTTTTCCAGCACGTCCATACTTTCATATTCACGTACAAACTCCCGGTGAAACTTCAATGTATCTGAAACTTCATAGCATACACCATCTTTGGCAAGACGATAATTACATTCAGATTCATAAGCTTTTTCAAACTTTGTAGCACATGAAGTAAAAACAGAAGCACACAATACGATTGATACGGATAAGATGATAGTTTTCATAATTCAAAAAGTTTATAGTTATACATACAAGAAGTGCCATGCACCCGAAAGCGCATAGCACTACATAGGTAGGGGTTTTCCGTACCACCCCCGAAGCTGGTTTTCGTTGCGTTGACGCATACCCGCCTATATGCACCATGATACACTATTTGCATAGCGTTCACGGATACACTTTTCACATAGACGACCTTTGCAGGCGCACCGCCATACAGACACACGTGTCCGCATGGTACGTTGATTCCATAGGCCCGGATAACTCCCAGCCCGTTCCATACATACGCTAAAACAGTATGGATCTTTTCCGGTTAACTACTCCGGCATACACCCAAGATTGAACAGGGCATAGCACACCCGTACATGAATCCATACGGACACGGTGCACCCTGACTGATCGTTCAACACGTTGCAGGACACACCACACCCATACGGGTACAGTTATGCCATAGAATTATGAATTATGATTTTCGCGGCCCTGGATACCTTCAGACTCTTGGCCTGGATGACTATAGGCGCATGGACACACCTATCCGCACAACACATAGTAAACCCGTGTTGTGTTTCAAGACGGCCCACAGTGCAGCCTTATGCAGCTGGAGTGTATAGTCCCAAATACTACATATAGATACCCTTTTCGCCGGCCGTATGAGATAGAATATATTTTTGTGGGTGTCCGGGAATCGGACCCGGACGAATACCATACACCCTAGAGATTAAGCCGCGTCTACAATACGTTCTGCAATTTGTAGCAACATATCTTCAGAAGCGTCTAAAAATTCTACTTTTAAAGCTTGCAATGTAGCGTTTATCTTAGATTCACGTTTTTCTGCTTTTTTAGTTTCTATCTTTGCTGCTTTCTCCTTTGCTGCTTTTTCCCGTTTTTCCTTTTCCTGATTTATTTGTAGCAAACTTTCTAAGCTTGCAAAAAAATCGTCTTCATCGAATCTTATTGGAACGTATTCGAAATATTTTTTCCCTATCTGGACTACTTTTAATTCGTTCCCGTCCAATGTTTCAATATCTGATAATCTTTTTAATTTACAGAAAACAGGAAAACCGTCTCCAAGCTCGAAGCTCAACAACATAGATAGATCAACTTTCTTTATATCGTAAAAATCTAAGTATCTTTTGATTTTTTCCTGATCACGGTTTTTGTTTATTGTATTCATAACGCCAAACGGTGATCTATTAAGCTTTTTAGTTTCTTTTTTGGCTTCGCGTCTCAATACTGATTTAGATACATTTGTCTTCATAAGTCCATAATTTTAAGTTAGTAATATAGTAGTAACGGGTATCGACTATGCACGACCCGGGAGAACATAGTTCACCCGTTAGGCTACCTTTCGGCTCCTTTCCCGCTATCAATATATTACTATCTCATACGGATTTTTTGTTACAGACTAACCGCGCCGCGTGTACTTTGTTCCATTTGCTTTCGTGTGTAGCTGTCAAACTATGACAGCCGGGAAAGTATCAAACTATGATAGTGAACAGGATCACCAGCCGGAACGCAGCTTACGTTTATACGGTTTTTTTTCAAAGAACATTTTTTCTTTCTGGATAATTTCAGGAGCGGAAAGAAAGACGTATCTTTGTTTTGCAACAAACAGAAGAAAGTTTTATCTTTCTTTTTCCCGGGCGGGTATTCCTGTAATACCCGCTTTTTTTATACCTGGAAAGAACGTTGTATCAGTTTTGGCAAGCCTGATTTACTTGTGTAACCTTTTGTTTTTCGATTACACTACGAAGGTACACAATTTTCTCTATTGCGCAATAGGTATACACATTTTTCTCTATTATTTTAACCGTTATTTAATATTCAGTCCAAAATGAAAGGTTTATTCACATTTTCGCGCGCTTTCTGGTGGCGTTCCTACATGGTGAGGAACGCCACCAGCGGACACCAGCGGACACCAGCGGACACCAGCGGACACCAGCGGACACCAGCGGACACCAGCGGACACCAGCGGACACCAGCAGCCACCAGCAGCCACCAGCGGACACCAGCGGACACCAGCGGACAGCAGCAGCCACCAGCGGACACCAGCAGCCACCAGCAGCCACCAGCAGCCACCAGCGGACACCAGCGGACGCGGCCACCGCCCGGGCATATATCACAGCCGGACGGGGTCCCAGGGGGACACGTCCCACGTAGCGAGGCGCGGGGTTTTCATCGCGAATCGGGCAAAAATCTTTTGTTTCAACTCCAAATTATCAGATTGTTATTCAGTTTTGAAGGGAATACAAAAAAGGCAACCGGATTCCGTCCGATTGCCTTTATATACTTTATGTATTGTCCTTTCTACATACGTTTCCTTTTACTATCTTTGCTAAAAATAAAAAATCTATGAAGAAAAGAAAATTGATTTGCACCATTGTAGGAATAATTTTAGGAGCTCCTTTAGGTTTGGTGATAGGGTATATATTAAGGAAGTACATACTGCTGTTACTGCAATAGTCAGTATGGTATGACTGTCTTTTATTATTGAAAGGATTTTTGATATGACTTCAAGTCTTTTCATCTTAATGTCTAACCGTTGGTTAGAGTGTATCTTTCTGATATAGTTACTTATTCCTAAATTTATAGCTACCTCACCATTGGAAGACAAGCATATCCATGATTTTGAGCGATAAATAAGCTTATAGTCTTCTATCATTCGGCTTATCACAAAAGTACTTTCTAATTGATTGAAAGAATTATCTACACTCTCAAGTTTATCAAGAAGGTTACTTTCCCTTATATGTCCATTTGATTCTTTTAATACTAAAAGTATTTTTTCTGCTATGATGTTTTGCTTCTCATTCATATCTTAAAAAAAATCACATCTTCATGCCGTGCGCCCACAGAGAACCACTCTGAATCCGATTTTACGGATTACACGGCATGAAGATGTGACTTATAGTTCTTTATGGGCATTACAAATATACAATTTCTTTTTTATGATAATCTGTTTTGTGTGAAATTTAATTTTTCACAGAGTTAATTCAATAGATAGAAGCTTGTTCCCTATTTCAATGAGTGAAAGATTTATCATATTGATGTCTTCCTGTTTAAATGATGCTTTTGTAGAATTTTTTCGCATCCTGTTAAGGTACCATGAGGTGCTTTTCTTCATCTTGCCAATATATATATAGGGCATTGAAACCATATCTGATACAGACTGAATCTGCCCAATTATTTCCTGCCTTACTGAAAGTGAATCTTTATTCTCTACCGTTGGGATATAAATCCTTGTACTGACAAGCTTTTTCCCCATTTCATTAAACAATTCGTTTAATGTATTCACATCGGATTGATTAAATCCTTTTGATGTAGTTATTATCTTGTCACTATTTAATTTAGTATATATCCATCCGCTTGATTTTCCCAGTGCGTCGGTTACATACTTTAGCTTCACCATTTCTGCTATCATAGGTAAAGCTTGCTTTACGGGTACTTTGATTTTTTCTGTTTCCATTGCGCTATCTTTCTTTTTCCAATGCAAAAATACATAATATTCTCTATTTACACAAGCATTTTCACAAAAAAAAGAGGAACCCTCACGGACACCCCTCTCTCAACAAAAAAAGAAGACTGAAAGATTTTATGTAAATCCGCCACCTCCCTCGTCAGGGTCTGTTCCTCCCTGCTCGGTTCCTCCACCCGGTTCAGGTTCCTGTCCGGCTGTCTCCTCTTCGTCGTAATCTTCCATCGTAGTGACAGACATTCCTTCAAGCATCTGCTTGAAACGCTTTCCGGGATAGAAAAGGATTTTCTTTCGGGTGACGTTTTCGGCAGTCACATCGTCGGCAGTGGCTCCCGTCTTTGAGTTGAAGGTAGGCTTGAAAGAACCGAAGTCGCCCAGCTTTACGGGCATGCCGTAGTTCATGAACACAATCATACGGTCGATAAGCGCTTCGAGCACCGCTTTTGTCTGCGAACGGTTCACACCGCATGAGTTACTCACTTCATTAAGAAGGTCGTCGAAAGTGACGGGTTGCTGACGTACCGGCTTGATGCGGTAAACCTCCGGCTTGTCTTTCTTGAAGCCGATGGTGATTTTCTGTTTTTCGTAAACGATTGCCATAGTTTAATCGTGTTTTTAAGGTTTGTACTACTTGTCTTTCGACAACTCTAAATTACCTCCCAGACCGACCGTTTTTGAAGGACAAAAAAACACTTCTGAAACTGGCTTTTGAATCGTGCGCCAGCAACCTCTAGAGTGGTTTGCGGCAAACCTCTCGAGCGATATGCAGCAAACCTCTCAAGTGGTTTGCTGCATTTGTTTTGG